CAAAACGAAAGCGAGGAATTAAGAATGAGTAGAGAATGGGTAAAAGCAGCGGGCGTGAGAGCATTGAAGACCTTTTGCCAGACTGGCTTGACAATGATTACAGTCGGACAGGCGGTGTCCGATGTTGATTGGCTTGGGATGCTGTCTATTTCGGCAGTAGCAGCGGTTGCTTCGGTGATGACATCGGTAATCACTGGCATGCCGGAAGTGACGGAATAATTGCGATATCGCAACATTGACTGGGTCGGGAATGTTCCGGCCCTTTTTGATCGGAGGATTATGTCACAGATATTTATAGGATTAATTGCCGAAGCTGCCCAAGCCGACATGAAAACATCAGGCATCCTTGCAAGCATCACAATCGCGCAGGCCTGTCTGGAATCGACATATGGAACTAGTGAACTGGCAACCATGGCAAACAATCTATTCGGCATGAAAGCCGCGTTGTCCGGCAATACATGGGCATCGGAGTGGGATGGCAGTACGTACAGCAAAGAAACCAAGGAGCAGGATTCTGCCGGCAATGAATACACGATCACGGCAGCCTTTCGCAAGTATCAATCGCTTGCGCAGTCCATCAAAGATCATAGCGATTACTTGACAGGAGCCATGAACGGGAATGGCTTGCGATATGCTGGCCTTTCCGGTTGCACGGATTACCGAACGGCGGCGCAGATCATTAAGGCGGGTGGATACGCAACTGATACGGCCTACGTGGACAAGCTATGCGCAGTCATTGAGGGTAACAATCTAACCCAGTACGATGGAGGGAAAACAATGAAAATATGTCTGGACGCAGGGCATTTCGGAAAATATAATCAGTCACCGGCGGACAGCCGGTATTATGAATCAGACATGGCGTGGAAATTAACAGAATTGCAAAAAAAGTACTTACAGCAATATGGATTTGAGGTCATTACCACGCGCGCCAATCAGGCAACTGGCAGGGATTTGTATGATCGCGGAGCAGCATCCAAAGGCTGTGATCTATTCATCTCCAATCACTCAAATGCTGTAGCAAGCACAGTCAATAATAGTGCCGACTATCCCGCTGCTTATTGCGCTATAAATCATTCTGCGGACGCTGTAGGGCTTTTGCTGGCACAAGTGGTGGAAAGTTACATCGGAACCAAACAGGCCGCCAGAATCCAAAATAGAAGCGGCAATAACGGTGATTATTATGCTGTGCTTCGAGGGGCTACGGCAGTAGGAACACCGGGGTTAATCCTGGAGCATTCGTTTCATACTAACACTGCCACAACGGCCTGGTTGCTTGATGATAATAACCTTGACCGGCTGGCACAGGCAGAAGCGTCCGCGATAGCAATGCATTACGGCGTTACCGTAACAGTGAAATCCGGATGGATCGAGGAAAACAATGGCTGGCGCTATTACAATGGCGACACGGGCAGTTATGTAGCTAATGATTGGGTGCTTGACGGCGGCAAATGGTATTGGTTTGATGGAGCCGGAATGATGGTTGCTAATGTCTGGTATATGCATAACGGGCATTGGTATTATCTTGGTGCAGACGGGGCTATGCTGAAAGGATTGCAGGATATCAACGGGAAATGGTACTATTTGAATGAAAATGGCGAAATGGCAACGGAGCCGGTTACACTGACACCCGATAAAGATGGCGCGCTGCAATACCCAAGCATTGAATAACCTCTCGAATTCGATTGGTTTAAATAACCATTTTGTTGACATTAACAAAATGGTATGGACGTATCAGATAAAATAAACTATAACGGTGGTGACAGCATGGATGTATCTACAATACTGTTAATATGCACAGTTATTAGCTGTGGCCTCGCTGCGGCTTCTTTTTGGCGCAGTGGCAATACGAACAATACAAAAGAGGGCGAACGCTGGGGCGCATTTAATAAAGAGATGGAATACGTGCGCAAGGATTTGGACGAAATCAAAAATCTGGTCGGGCAGAATTCCAGAGACACAAAAGATTCTATCAGGCGCGTGCATGACCGTCTGGACGAACACTTAAGAAAAGAACACAATCAGACTGTGCCTAAACGCTCTGGTTGACAAGGAGGGATTGTGGATATTGACGAAAGAATTGTGGATGTGGAGGAAAGAGTGGAACATCTCAACTTCGCCACAGAGATATTGCAGGAATTAAAATCGACAATTAAGCGACTGTGGATAATTTTGATTATAATATTATCGCTATGGGCCGCTACTATCGGTGGATTTGTCTGGTACATTTCGCAATACGACTATATAGGCTACTCGCAGGATGGAAACGGTTACAACAACGTAAATGTCAACAATGGAGGATCGGTGCAGAATAACAATGGGACAAAAAGTCAAAACGAGACTCAAGAAGAGCGGTAACAAAAAAGGCACGGCGGTTAGAAAAACGAAAAAGAAATAAAATCGAGGATGTCGCTCAAGGCATCCTTTTTGATTGGAGCAATTTAATGGCCCAGCAACTCAAAATATGCGATTTTACAATGCCAGAAATTGAGCGGTTCCGTACATTATGCAATTTTACGCCGGAGGAAATGGAGTTTTTCAACCTTCGGAGCCGGAACAAAAGTATCATAGAAATCACTTTCGCCATGAATATATCCAAATCCAAGGCGGATATTTTGTCTAAAAAAGTAAAATCAAAGATTATAAGAGTTTTATAATAAGATAGCGGGTTCCAGATGTCCGGTTCCCGCTATTTCTAAGGTTTTGCATGATTTTATTTGCCGTTATCAGCAAAAACCAACAGATACTCTTCAACGTCTTCCAAAGTTCCGAGTTCCCATGGTTCATCCGAACTGTTATCAGCCACATAAAAAGTGTCACCCGATTTGTAAAAAGCAAAACTACTATCGCTATAAACCCGAAACGCTTCTTCACTCAATTCGTGCGAATCTGTGAATTCATATCTTTTCATATCTGAGTCTCCTTTTCTCCCAGCGATGAGCCGAAGTCAATTTGTCTAATCTTTGCGAAAACCCAGATACTTCATTATTGTATCAGTTTCGTCATTAATTTTTTTATCCGTATATTCATCGGTTCCCCGACATCCGAATTGATCGGTAAGAGCTTTGTGTATGCCACGTCTAAGCATTTCGCCGGAAGTCAGCGCTGCGTGTCGCTCTTTAGCGGCTGCATCTCGTTGCCGCTCCAATAATTCCTCTTCTTCTTCCTCGGTTCTGAAAACATTATCTAATTCGGACTTGCGCCATGACTTAACCTCTTCGAAACGCATATAGTCATGGTTTTCAAAATACTGATCCGCATCGTCCTTAAATTCTACTTCCGTAATTTCCTCAATTGGATCGTCAGATCCGTCAACCATAACATAATAGCCCTTTTCATCCTTTTTCAAGCAGGATTCAATGGCTTCTTTCAGAGAATCAAATACTCCATATACATCATCACGCTCCTTGCCGAATGATGCTTCATAACGTCCGATGGCTAAAAATTTTCTCATGTCATTTCCTTTCTCCCCCGATACCATCCGGGGAACGATTATTTTCTTTTACGTGTCGTTGTTCGCAAGTCCCTATTGTAATTATGAAGAAAATCGATATCGGGTTTAGATAAAGCGTGTTTATAAAAAATAAAATCATTTAAAATATTATCATAAACCGTCACCATTGCAGTATGTGTATTCTTTATTTCTTCTATCATAGATTCAACTTCATTTATGCTATCACAAGCATGCTCCCATCCAAATCCGGTTGCTCCAGAAATATATAATATTTCATATTTTTTCATTTTATTCTTCTTTCTCCCGGCGAAGCGGGTTTCCTCATGCGGTTATCTGCATTCGGCTCATCCTCATCGATCAGCCAGAACTTGCCGCTTTTTTCGACAGTTTTCAAAAAGCCCTTTTGCGCTTTTTGTCTGGCTGTGACATCGCTGATGCCGTTTTTACGTGCCCATTCCGACAACAATATTTTGCTCATATTTTACGCCTCTCCTTTCAATCCCTCCAGTTTCAACTTTGCGTTTTCAAGCGCCTCTTTGGTGATACATGAGGGAATATAGCCCTCGCCGCCCTCATTCATCACATTGTTATAATTTTTGCGCCAGGCTGCATATTCCGCATTGGTCGGCAACCAGTTTTGTTTTTCTGCTTTTTCAATAAATTTGCCCAGCTCTGCTTTTTCGTTTTCGAGCTTTTTCGCTTTTCGCTCCACTATATCCTCGAAGCTGTTTTCAAAATCGCTCATTGCCCGTGCAATATTATTGTAGATATCTTCCGGCATTGTTATTATACAAAACTGGCCATCACTTCTGTGGCCTGCAACATAGTATCTTTCCCCGTTGGCGGTAACGTCTTCATCGGTCATAGTTATATATCCCGTTGCTGCATCACGCAGGACATCTCCACCGCAGTCAATCTTGAATAACAGGGAGTTATTAGCGGAAACTTTGGTGGTGAAAATGATTTTTGATTCGTGGGAAATGGTTCCGCCCCATCCATCGTCAATCACTTCATCGTAGGCAGCGCGGTATTCACATCCGAGAATATACTCAATCTTACTTCCCTTTTTGGATGTCCATGTAAATGTTTTGTCCTTTTTCATTTTTCTTTTCTCCTTTATATTTTTTTTAACACCATGACAATCTGTATTTTTCTACGTTTGTTACCCTACTGATGTCGATGCAAGCCTCCTTGCAGTCGCCGCCAACTATTTCGCACCAGTACAATTCATCTTCTTCCAGTTCAGCGGTACCATACATGTAACTGGTGTAGTCCTGCCAGCCCATGGATGATATTCTACTTAGTAGCCAATCAAGCGGATATTCAACGTCGTCGAAGTATTCATAATTTTCGGGAAGAACAACGAAGCATTTTTCTCCTTGCAGGCTTGTTGTTTCATTTCTATCATATACTCTTAATACTGTCCTTTTCATTGCTGTTCCCTCCGCTTTCTTTAGCTTATACCTTATTATACCATCGATGTCGGTGGTTTGTCAAGGGGTTTTTGCAAGATTATTATAGGAATTTTAAAAAAAATAGCGGGTTCCGCTTATCCGGTCTTCCGCTATTTTTCTTTCTTTTTGTGTCATTTTTACTTTTTGTATTTCAATCCACATCCCCCTGTCGGTGGGAATGACAATATTATTATACAAGATGCCGTGGCGCTTGTCAAACCTCCAGACCGTAAAACCTGTATAAATATTCTGGCATTTCGGTGCTGCTCTGGCGGGTGGGGTGATGTCCCTTGAATGGGGTTAATTCGTCAGCCGACACATTCCGGAAGGGGACTATATTAAATGTCGCCAACTCGCCATTTTCCAGTTCTGCCACATATTTCACGGGCATTTGCTTTATATTCCATACGCCTTTTACTTTCATGTTTCCTCCTTATAAATCGTATTTTTCAAAAACTTTAATTACGGCTTCGATCGTTTCTTTAGCTTCTTGCTGTTCCGCGGGAAGTTCCTGCCCTTTTGTTTTTTCCAGTACTCTTTGATAATTTTCTTTATACTTTTCGTGGCCGGTATTAAATGCATGCTCAATCGCTTTTTCAGGGATGCCCAGCTCCTTCATCTCCTCTACGGCCAGTTGCTTATTTGTTTTAGGAGCTACTAAGACCATGATTGTTTTGTCCTTTGGATCATAGTCCATTTTTTCGCAATGGCTGTATTCGGCCTTATACTCCTTGTAAGACATTTTGACCCACTCGCCGCCGGATTCCTGGGCTTTTTCTTCTGCGCGACATGCTGCGCATATAGTAGTTTCAAGATATGCGATTCTGCTTTTTCTATAGTCGTTTTTCCCGAAAAGTTCAGCCTCGCTTTTGTGTCCGCAGACATGGTTGATTGTATATTTAGCCATTTTGATTATCCCCTCTTTCCCTTTCTGACGATTTCAAAAAACCTTGCAATATAATGATCTTAATGGTATGATTATTTTTGATGGGGAGCGGTGGCAAGTCCCGCCCTCCCTGTCATTTTCCAAAGCCTTTATTCTGGCTTTTCTTTTTTTGCCATGTCCCTGACTTCCTTAATGGCTTTTTCTACGGCTCCCATGTCTTTGCATGATGCAAACTTATCTGCTACTAAATTCAGAATAACTTCCATTTGTTTATCTGTCATTGGCTCTTTCATCTTATCTCCTTTCTCCGCTTGCCCGGCAATTAGATTAATTTCTT